ATTTTCAATCTCTTTATAATATTTTTCTCTTTGTTCACGATTCATTACAAGCATAGCATTAATATCTAAATCAAGTGATTTATGGAATTCGTCTTTTCTTATCCATAATTTATACCATAATAATTTTATGCCGCAATTCCATATTTTTCTTTTAACATAAAATATTTTGTCTTCTAGAAAATCATATCGCCAGAAGTTATACACTTCATATTTAAATAATTCCCATTTTGTCATATTACATCACTTTTTATTTAATAATACTCTTAATGGTTTTGCCGCCACACTAAAGCTATTTATAATAAAATTAATAAGATCAATTCTTAAATCTGAATGTAAATATCCAATATTAACTAAATTATTAACAAAATATTCTATGTCACATTTCATATTTATAAATGTTTCCATTCTATATATCTGATTTTCATACTTATCCTTCATATAAGTTGTGAATTCATTAAATGATTTAATAGTAGGTTGTGTTGAAACTAGTTTTGTTTCTATTCCAAATTTCATTACATCACCAAAATATTATTAAGAATAATACCAGTATATGGTTCAGAATAAAGTATATAATTTGATAGCGTTGCGAGTTCTCTCTTAAATGTTAAATTGTTTTCTTCAACCTGCGTGTCTTCTTCACCATCAAGAAGATGTTCATATTGAAGTGATAAAACCACAGAAACTTTTGCAAAATAATAATCATCTATTTCTAGATCATAACATAGAATTTCAGTATCATCCGGGACAATCTCATCAAATTCTATAGTTGTTACTTCATCATCATTTAATATTAAAAACTTGCAATTCATATCTTTAAAATCTTGATATGTGAGCATGTCATTGTTTGCAGTAATAATAATTTTTATTTCTTTATTGTCGAATATTTGGATATCCTTTTTAGGAATCATTCGATTAAGTAATTCATCATCAAAAAATTGTACGTCACCATCTGATATCTTGATTTTTTTTACTACATTACCTTTGCGATTTGAATTGAGAAACGATATTTCTTTAGTTCCTTCAACCATTTTAACGGAGTCCCGTGTGCGTATAAACATAATCATCTCCATAGAAAAATAGGGGTCCAAAAGGACCCCCTTAATCAACATCTTTACTCTGTGCCGCCTTTCATCATCATAGTAGCTTTATCACCAAGCATATACACAGGAAGTTTACCATCCCATTTTTCAATCCACTTCATGGATATAGTATCTTTGCTTACTGATGCGCGAAGTAATTCTTGCTTACGAGCTTCACCTTCAGCTTCTAATATAGTGGCTTGTTTATTTTGCTCTGCTTGTTTCTTCTTGTATTCTGCTGTTTTAATCTTTTGCTCTTCAATCTGCTTTTGTTCTACAACAGCATTGAATTCTTTATCAAAGGAAATATTTACAAGATTGACGGACTCTAGAATAATATTGTATGTTGCGAGTCTATCTTTTAGAGCATTCTCTATCAAAGTCTTTACATCTTCGCGTCTAACAATGATTTCCTCTACAGGAAATTGTGCTACTGATGCCTTAACACTTTCATTTACTGCTGGATGTATAACTTTTTCTGAATAATCTCTACCAACTTTTACATAAAGGTCATTAACCTTTTTATAATCGAGGTGATAGTTAACTACAACATTTACGAGAACCTTTTGAAGATCCTTTGATGCAGAATCAGCTTTAATATTTTCTCGTTGTGTTTTTACATCAAACTTTACAACATCAACTATTACAGGCAATTTAAAATAAGTTCCCTGACTGTATGATGCAGTATTACCTGTAAATTTGTTGAATGTAACTCCAACAACACCTGCTCCTACACTGAAGCACGAACTACATCCTATGATGAGAGCGAAGATAAGACTCACACCAATGATGATCACCTTTTTTGAGATTGCAGATGAAACTGATTTTGCTACATCACCGATCGATTTAGCATTATCAAGTTCATCCATAATCTCTTGCTTTGTTTTTGGCATATATCTCTCCTAATAATTTGATTTGCAAAATTATTTTCTACTCTTTGCTAATTCTTCTTCTTGATCTGCACGATCTTCCGCATCAAAGAATTCCATGTCGTTGGCCGCGGCAAAAGCCGTCACACTAGAATCTCTCATCTTAGTAATATTCTTTGCAACAGATTTGTAAAGTTTGTGATATCCTGCATTCGTATGAGCATAATTCATGGTATTTCCATGTGATATACCAACAGTCTGCGCCAAATCAATTGCAGTAATATCTGCACCAAGAAATACAAAAATCCAACTATAAGTTTCTTTCTGCAATTTTATCATTTCTTGAATCTTATCTGAGAAATATTCTTTTGATGCATTCTCTGCACCATCTGTAATAACTACAAAGAAAACTTTTTCGGGACGTTCTGATTCATCCATCTTTGAATAACGTTCACCAATTGAAACTATAGTTTTTCCAACGGCGTCAAGAAGTGCAGTTAATCCGCGGGGAATAAAAGTTTCTGTTGTAAGTTGTGGTACGTCATTAATGTCTTTATTTTCATAAACAACATCATAGTGATCGTCAAATTGATAAAGGTTGACCGTTGCCTTTCCTGGTACTTTCTTTTGTTCATCAATAAATGTATTGAATCCTCCAATAACATCATTGACACATGAGCCCATAGAACCTGAACGGTCAAGAACTATGGTAATGTCAGCGTAATCCTTTTTCATTATCGTTTTCTCCTTTATAAAATAGAATCGTCACCCATAAGTTTTTGAAGAAAACTTACTAGGTCAACATTAAGTCGTAACATCCCTTGTATATTTTTGTATTCTTCGTAAGTCATTATATCATCTTGAAAATCTTTGTCTAATTTAAGATAATAATTCCAAAACGCCGCAGAATTAACAAGATAATATTTTGGCGCAATAAAAAGTGATTCATATGTGTCACTTACATATCCATCACCTTGATTGAGATAGCTTTCAAAGCTATTACGAATATTTAAGGTCTTACAATAATTCATAATTGCATTGTGAAAGCTTCTTAATTGAGGTTTATAAATTTTATTAAGCCATTTATAATCCTTGTTGTTTTCTATCGCTTCTATCATGGTTAATTATATCACCGCGGCCGCGGATTCATCTATGAATATGTTGATAAACTTATCAGTAAATCTACTGATATACTTAATTAACTACCATCAGTTGCACTGACAGATTTATTATATCACGGAGGTCTCATGTGTGTCTATGAAAAGTTACGTTTTTTTGAATTTTTTTTTCTTATGCATTTTTGTCTATTTTCGTAGACACATTCTATAATTTTCTTATATAATTAAAATAGATGGAGACGTGCATGACAGATATAGCTTTGACCGCAGACGCACATATGAATCTTTTTAGAAGATATAATTCTTTTTTCCCACATGTGGAAAAAGCATTCGAGTTCTTTTATAATCAATGTAAAAATCAAAATGTTCAGTATATATTTGTTTGTGGAGATTTATTCCATACTAAAAATTATACAGCAACAGATGCTCTTTTAAAAGCAAATGATATACTTCATAACCTATCTCAAATTGCAGAGATTCACATGATTCCTGGCAATCATGATAAAGTTATGAACGATGATACTGAAGTAAATCTTCTGAATAATTATAAATATTATAAGAATATTTATGTTCATAATGAATATGAATGGTTGACAATTAATGGAACAAGATTTGATTTTCTTCCATTTAAAAGAGAAGATATATTAAAAAAAGAAATTGCGAACATTAAATGTAATGGAGAATCATGTGTGCTCATAAGCCATCTTGGAGTTGCAGGTTTTCACCTCCATGAAGGTGCAGAATATGGTTATGTCGATAGATCGTCACAAGTTGCCCCCGCAGATTTGAAAAAATTTAAGAGGGTTTTTCTTGGACATTATCATGGTTTTCAAGAAAATGGTAACACTATTTATGTAAGTGCACCATTTCAATCAAGACATGGTGATGAAAATAGTAAACATGGTTTTATATTTTATGAATCAATAACAAATGAAGCAAAGTTTATTGAAAATCCATTTTCGCCTCGCTTTATAACTATGGATTTTACAAAAGATAATATTCAAAAATTAATGAGTGTAGAAAATTGCTTCATTAAATTGAATATCAATCGTCACATTTCAAAAGAATTACTAATGGCAGTAAAATATAGACTGCTTAAAAAGAATTGTGATGTTGATTATAAGTTTAACATCATACCACAAAATGCACAATTTGCCACAATCGAAGGGTGGGATACTATAACGTACACCACAACCGATGATCTACTTATCGGCTTCGTAAAAAACCTACAAAATCAAAACAAAATTAATTCTAATTTTAATGAAAAGGAATTATTAGACATTATTTTACAATAGATATGTAATATAATTCTATATCGGAAGGACAACTGGGCACAGCTGACTCGATGCCGCAATCATCGAGTCTAACTTCCAAATTTATAATTATATTGCGGGTAATTATCATGTCATATGGCTACATCTATTTAATTAAAGACCATCTTAATAATAAAATTTACGTTGGAAGACGTAAAGGGTTAGCAGAGAATTCAAAAGATTATTTTGGTTCTGGAACAATAATTTCAAGAATCATTAAAAAGAGAAAACATCATTTATCCAAAATAATTATTGGATATTGCAATTCATTAGAAGAACTCATAGAAGCAGAAACTGAATGCATACACTTCTTTAGAGCATTTGGTTCTGATGGAGTTAATCATGATGAAATTTATGGATATAATCTTAAACCGACTGGCGAAGATGGAGGTGGAATAAAAGGATTAAAATTTTCGGAAAGTCATAAACAAAATATGAGTAAGGCACTAAAAGGTAAGAATAAAGGAAAGAAAAATTCACTAGGATATAAGCACACAAAAGAATCAAAACAAAAAATGAGCAAAGCAAAAAAACATAATAATTATACATTAGGATATAAACATACACAAGCTGCGAAAAATAAAATTAGTAAATCACATATGGGAAATAAAAATTGTAATTATCGCAAAGATTTAGATTTATATATAAATGATATTATTTTGATGAGACGGAGTGGATATTATATAAAAGATATCGCTTCACAATTCAATTGTTCATGTACAGCGATTAAAAATAGATTAAAAGGAATTTAATAATGTTTGTTCCACTTCGCGTAGAATTCGAAAACTTTCTAAGCTTTCAGGAAAGGCAAGAATTCTTTTTTCGTCATGATGGAGTTCACTTCATTTATGGAATTGACTACGATGCTGATGTCGACGGTGACTTCACACGTGAACAATACAATGTAGGTGTCGGAAAAAGTTCTCTTGCAATGGTAATGCAATTTGCAATCTACGGCAGAATTCAAAAAAAGATAGTAAAAGATCGCATAGTCAATAAAACAACTGGCAAGAATC